AGAAGCACAGGTTCAGCAGCAGGAGGTTTTATTTTTGGAGGTTTTACATCTGCACAACCAGGCGGTTCTAACCAAAGTCAAACTTGGAATGGATCTAGTTGGGCAAACTCACCTACTATGCCTTATCAAGCTGGAGGACTTTTTGGTAATAATGATACAGGTGGAGCATCTTCTTCATTAGCATGTGGAGGTAGAAACGGTCCAGGATCAAACGAGGGTTTAACTACTACTGCAAGTTGGAATGGATCTACTTGGTCAAGTGAAGCTACAATGCCTGATGGAAGACGATATGGTTTTTCTGCAGGAAC